AAAAATACGTAGAGAAAACAACGGGGCCACGTGGCGGAGTGGTTACGCGCCGGTCTGCAAATCCTCTGTAAAGAAGCTTCCCCTTGTAAACGTAATTTTCGTACCTATAACAGCAACCGAGGCTCGCTACGGCGGGCCTTTTTGCACCCCTAATTGGTGCGTGCTGTCAAAAGACTTCCCACAAGATACTTCTGCTGCCCTGTCAATGAGTTAGCCGCTAAGCCTCAGGGGGTTTAGACAAGACAAAAGGAACTGTTCCCCGATGAACGCAATTCCGTCCACCATTGAATTCGATCTAGCTGTTAAAAAGATCAACAACCAAGACACTAGAGCTAGGACCAACGAAGGCTTCAGCAGCACCCTAGGTGCACGTAAGCTCACCGCACGCAGCCTTAGCGCCGTGACCGAGGGCGTGGTGTCTGCTTTGAATAACAGCAACAAGCTCCGCACCGACAGCATGGAGTTCAAGCTGCAGCGTGTCCTTAGGGGATTGGATGTCGAGGTGATCGCCTTGGCGTGCCTGATGCCTGCGCTCAACAGCGTGGCCCTTGAGCACACCCACCGGGACGCTGCGCTGGCCATTGGGGGCTCCCTGTGGACCGAGGCCTACATGAGGAAACTGCTGGTCACCGATAAGAAGGCCGCAGGGTCCATTACGAAGGCCGCTGGTGAGCGGTTCGCCAGTGTGAAGCTCAGGCAGGCCAAGGTGATTAAGGACGCTGAGAAGCGCCTAGGCTTCACCATGGAGGAATGGACGCGCCCCATGCGACTGCACGCTGGCCAGTGGGGCATCAACATTCTGCTGCAGGCTCTCCCGCACGTGTTCGAGCTTCGCGAGATTCCCAACGATGCAGAGAAGGCGTGGAGCGTCACCGACGAAGCCGCGACCATGATGGACGACGTCGTCAATGATGCCGTGCTCAAGTCGCCTGTCTATCAGCCGCGCACTGTGAAGCCGAACGATTGGACCGGCTTCTATTCGAAGATTGCCGAAGACAGGCGTTTCGCGAGCGTTGCGGTCCCCTTGGTCCGTACGCTGCACAAAGAGACCGTCGCTGCGATCAAGCACGCAATCCGCACTGGCCAGATGGACGGCGTTATGCGCGCCGTGAACAATCTGCAGAGCGTGCCTTACAAGATCAACGGTTGGCTGCTGGGCATCCTGCAGGAATGTGACCACCTCGGCATCGAGGTTAAGGGCGTGCCTCCGCAGAAGCCTAAGAAGGTCACTCCGCGCTCGCCGGATGACGTGTGGGCTGCAATGACCAAGGCCGAGCAGGGCCGCCGTGCGGCTCAGATCAAGATTGAGAAGAAGCGCAACCGCATCGACAAGGCGGCTCGATTCAAGTTCAACATCGACCTGAGTGTTGCCCGTCGCATGCAGATCGTCGACCAGTTCTTTACCCCGATGAACCTCGACTGGCGCGGTCGCGTTTATTACCTCACGCAATTCAACTTCCAACGTGAGGACTATGTGCGCGGCATGTTCCTGTTCGCCAACGGCAAGCCTGTGGGCGAGCGGGGCATCTATCACCTGAAGCTTCAAGTCGCCAATACCTGGAGCGGTGAGCAGAAGCTCGACAAGCAACCGATGCCCGTGCGCGTGAAGTGGTGCGACGACAACATCGACCTGTTGCGGGACTTCGTTGCGCGTCCGCTCCACAACACCGACTGGACGAAGGCCGACAAGCCCTTCGCCTTCTTAGCTGCCGCACGTGAACTCGTGAACGCATGGGACAACCCGTCTTACGTCTGCCACCTCCCGGTAGCCTTCGACGGTAGCTGTAATGGCTTGCAGCACCTATGTGCCATGACCCGGGCTGAGGAAGGCAAGTTCGTCAACCTGACGGACAACGCTTCGCCTGAGGACATCTATCAGATGGTTGCTGATGCAGCGCTCAAGAGCATCGAGGCCGACAAGTACAGTGACGTCCTGTATTATGCGCAGGGCCCCGCTGACGCGCCCCGCAAGGCTAACGCTACGCTGGGCGACCTCGCGCAACTCGCGCTCAGCTACGGTGTGAACCGCAAGCTGGTCAAACGTAACGTGCTTTCGTTCGCCTATTCCTCGAAAGAGAATGGCATGAAGGATCAGCACGTCGAGGACACCATCGACGCCGAGGCTCTCAAGGGCAACTATCCGTTCGGCACTACGTTTGCCGAGCAGCAGTTGGCGGCCTCGTATCTCGCCAAGCGCACCATGGCGGCAATCAAAGGCGTTGTCACCAAGCCTGCGGAAGCCATGGCGTTCATGCAGAAGCTGGCTCAGGTGCTCGCCCACGAAGGCAAGGCGCTTACTTGGAAGACCCCCATGGGTCTCCCTTGGATCAACCGCTACCATGCGTCCAACGTGCGGGTCATCAGGCTCTCTTGCTACAGCAAGGGCGTTCGTATCCCCGTCGACACCATGCTGTCGGATGGTTTCGATACGGCTATCGCGAAGCGTGAGGTCTCCAATGGCGTGGCCCCAAACTTCGTTCACGCCCTCGACGGCTGTCATTTGCAGGCCTCTGTGAATGCTGCTGTCGACCGTGGCATCGTCGACTTCGCTACCGTCCACGACAGCTACGGTTGCCTCCCGGCCGACGCTGACCTGTTCAATGAGGTGATCCGAGAGGAGTTCCTTCGCATCTACGTCGAGCGTGACGTGCTGCAGGAGCTTCTGGACGACGCCATCAGCCAACTCTCGGAAGCTGGACGCGCCAAACTGGACAAAGAGCTTGAGAAGGCTCCCAAGCCAGTCCCGGGCGACCTGCCTTTGGAACAGATCATCAGCGCCGTCTACGCTTTCGCGTGACCAGATAGCTTCCCCCTGTCAAAAGACTGTGGGGAAGCACTATATTCCACAAAATCAACTACTTAGCCTCCGAGCCTCAGGGGGTTTAGCCAAGACGCCATCCCGGCAAGGCCCAGTCACCCCGGAGATTTCCCATGGAATACCAGACCAAGCATTCCTCTGCCTCCCGCAACTTCCGCAATGACGTGCTTCGCGGCGTCGAGCCCACCATTCTCGACCGCGCAACACTGGAGGCACGTGGGATCGACACCGAGGCGCTGGAGCAGCGCATCCGCCAGAGCAAGGAGCTTCGCTACTCATGATCCGAAAGCGTCTCTACGACCGGCTGTGCAACGTCTCGCACACTCCGGCTTTCCATGCGTCTCACGGAGTGGCGCACTGCGCTTACTTCGTGGCCGTGATGGCTGAAGGGCATGGCCTGTATGCCGTCGTCGGCGGGGTCATGGTCGTCTACTCCCTGATCACTGTGCTGACCACGGAGGAGCACGATGCCCATTCGTGACACCAGCCTTGAGCCCTACATCGTCGTGCCATCCATTCGGTCCCCAAGTGGGGCCGATGTCATTTGTAGGTCGCACATCGTGAGCGAGGACATCAAACCTCGCGAAGCCTTTGCGCTCGCCGCAGCACTCAACGAAGAATTCCAGAAGAGGATGGCCCTATGACCGGCTCCTACATCAGCGCGCTCACGATCAGCAACACGGCCGACTGGCACGCGACGATGGCCATGAAGGCTTACCGCAAGAAGCAATGGGATGCCTATCGGCGTCACATCAGCATCGCGGACTTTCTGCGCGCCTAACAGTTTCTAAGCGTCCGCTCTAACGGACGTAGTGCCCACAGGGAAACCTGCGGGAGCGGAATGAGTGCGCCTGCTGCAAAGGGTCAGGCGCGTCGCCAAGCGTGCGTTTTAGAGAACGAGACGTGGAAGGCGCACTAGAACGAGGCGTCCAGCAGCTACGCCTACATTCCGCATTTTTTCCCATCAGCAACAGTCACCGGAGAACGCATCATGCGAACGCTTTACCATGGCACTTCCTCTATCAATCTCGCCTGCATCAAGTCTGTCGGCCTCGAACCCGGCCACGCCAAGGGTGGCGACCAGTGGGCCAATGAGCACCACATGACCGTCGGGAAGCAATCGGTGAAGCGTGGGCCTCAGGTGTTCGTCGCTATCAGCCAAGAGCAGGCCGAGGACTTCGCGAACATCGCAGTCGAGGAGATGGGTGGTGAGCCTGTCATCATCGTTCTGCACGTGCCTGAGCCTGTCTTCAGGACGTTCAAGGAAGACGAACTGTTCTCCCGGGGCCTCGGAGCCACACCGTCCGCATGGCGTGCTCCGCGCATCCCTGTCGACTGCATTGGTGAAGTGCTGCCCGCCAAGAAGCATGAGCCGTTCGGCGGCGCATACCTGAGCGACACGGGCAGTCTTCTGTCCCTGCTGCGCACTGCACTTCTCTCCCACTAACCAGTCACCCCTCAATCCACACGGAGATACTTCCATGACCACCAAGACCGACTTCACCCCGTCCGGTATCAAGCTTGAAGGCCCGTATGAGAACGACCGCAACGGGGAGAACGCCGACCTCTACAAGGCGATCATCCGCGAAGCCTATGGCGTCACCGACGTCATCTGCGGTCACCACCTCGTCTATCAGGTGGAGGACAAGAGGGCTGACGGGTTCACCTACACGTTCGTAGAGGAAGTCCCCAGCGCCGACACGCTGATCTTCGACACCGATGTCGCCCAGAAGCTCTGGGGCGACAAGTGGAAGAGTGTGCTCACCATCCTCGCTGTCACTCCCATCGCTGAGCGTGACGCCTTGCTGCACGACTTCTACTACGGTCGCACGCACGAGGTCGAAGCTTGAGCATCTGGCTCGACGAGAACGAGCGCAACGCGCGCAACAAGGCCTTGTTCACCGCGATCATCAAGGAAGTCTACGGTGCCGAGCAAGTCGGCATCGGACACCACTTGATGTTCTCGATGGGCGATACGGCTGACGAGCAGCCCAGCGTCGACACGCTGATCTTCGACCACAACGTGGCCCGCACTATCTGGGGGCCATACTTCCGCGAGCAGCTAATGGCCCTCGCGTGCGAACCCGCTGAAACCCGCGACGAGTTACTCGCTCGCCTATACAACAATCGGAGCAAGACATGCTGAAGAAAGCTTTTGATGCGCTGAAGATTGGCGACCGCGTTGCTGTGACAGGCACGCAGGACGAAGCGAAGTTCGAGTTCGAGGTAGGCACCATCGTGCCCTCCGCGCATGCCGATCCCACTTGCCGTCGCATCCGCTTCGACGCTTGGTCTGAGGGTCACGGCAAGGATTCGCGGGAGTGGTGCTTCTACGACACCGAGCGCAAGAAGCTCGCCATCACCGTGGTTACCCCTGCGGAGGCAGTGAAACCCGAGCCGAAGCCTAAGAAGCGTCCCCATGGCGCTCAGGAATACAAGGGCAACGGCAAGCACAAGTGGGAGACGGTGACCGGCGAGACCATGCGCCTCCGCGTACCTGGAGGTTGGCTCTACGGCGAGTACAGCCGCCGCATCGACCGCGTCGTCAACTCCACATTCGTCCCGGTCCCTCAGGCCGTGGGCTACGCGGTCTGATGAAGCCTGAGTGGATGCTGATCAACTGGTCTCGTGGCTCCGTAGCGGGCTGCGGGACCGAAGAAGAATGCCGTGAGCAGTTGGCGAAGGTTCTTCGCAACAACGACAACACACAGAGCGCTTTCATTCTCGCTGAGGTGAAGGTGCTCTCGGAAATGAAGAGGATCGAGAGTTGAAGAACAACGTCACCATCCGCATGGGCGCGTCCCTCTGGACCGTCACCGTCAAGGGCGCAAATGGCAAGCCGGTCTCGTTCGACCTGTACGCCATGGACAAAGACCAGCGCCGCAACTTCCACCGCGAGTTCATGAAGGCGTATCGCAATGCGTAGCGATTACGAGAGCGTTACCTACGTGCCCCCGGAGCCTCCCCCGGAGGAACGTATCGCCAAGATGCTCAAGGACGACCTTGGCGTCACCGTCAACGCGCAGGCTCTCCGCATGTTCATTCGGACCCGTTGGGCCCGGCTGAGCAAGGCTGCGCACGAGGTCCACGATGCCTGATCCGCTGAAGTTCTTCGGCGCGATTGGTCTAGGCATCGCAGCCTTCATCGCCCTCGTGATTTGGTTCGGCAACAGCTTGGATGAAAGCCGGTGCCGCAACACTGCAGAGGCCATGGGCGTGGAGTATCGCTACTCCATCAACACGCCATGCATGGTGAAGGCCAACGGACAGTTCGTGCCACTAAGCGCCTTCAAGGTTCTGCAGTGATCGTTGCCGTTCTCGCTGACCACATCCTCGACGCTGTCGGGGTTGTCTACATCATCAATCTGACCATCAAGATTGCTCGCGGATATCCCGTGAGCCGATGGTTCTTCTGAACAGGGACTGACCCATGAGCTTTTTCAAGAACATCGTTGCCTCGGCCACCAAGACCTTCAACAGCTACACTGGCGACACCGCCTTCCTGAAGGGCGTGGCCTCGGCCGCCGCGAACGTCACCGCTGCTGATGGCAGCATCGACGACAACGAAATCGACAGCGCCATTTCCGGCATGCAGGGCAACCCGCTCGTCTCCGCGTCCTACAATTCGTCGCAGATCGAGGAGGCGCTCACCGCCGCCCTGTCGCGTGCGAAGTCCCGTGCGGGCCGCATGGAGAACAAGCGCAACATCGAAGCGCTGATGACCCGCGACGTTGCGGTTCGTCAGGACGTCTTCCTGATCGCGGCCGACGTTGCCGATCAGGGCGGCATCGGCTCCGAGGAACAGGTCGTGCTGAACGACATCGCCAAGCTCCTCAACGTAGACGGCGCGAAGCTCCTCGGTTGAGCGTCGCACAACTGGTGGCATCCTCGGCGTTCTTCGTCGGGGTGCCACTGCTGATCTACATCCTTCGCACCCTCTGAACTGGAGCTTCCTTGGAAACCTTCTTCGTCTCACTTCTCGGCATCGTCTGGATTGACCTCCTGCTGTCGGGCGACAACGCCGTGGTCATCGCGCTCGTCAGCAACCGCCTGCCTCCCGAGCAACAGAAGTGGGGCATCATTGGTGGCACCGCTGCAGCCGTCCTGCTGCGCGTCGTCATGTCATTCTTCGCCGTCTTCCTCCTCGGCGTCCCGGGACTGTCCATCCTAGGGGGCCTGTTCCTCCTCAAGGTGGCCTACGGGCTCCTTGTGGACGAGGCCAACGATGAGAACGGAGACGTCGTGGGGCGTATCACGCTCTCGGTGGCCGTCTGCACCATCGCTGTGGCTGACGCTTCCATGAGCCTCGACAACGTCCTTGCTGTGGCCGCTCTGGCCCATGGCTCCGTGGTCCTCATGGCGACCGGCGTCCTCCTCTCTATCCCGCTGGTCATCGCAGGCGCTGCGCTGATCTCCAAGACCGTCGAGCGCTTCCCGCTCATGGTCTGGGCAGGCGCTGCGGTTCTCGGCTGGGTCGCTGGCGGCATCATCGCCGCTGATCCGTGGTCGGCTCCGTACCTGGATCACACCATCACCTCGGCTTCCGGCGCTGCACTGGTGCTCCTAGTGGGCCTCTGGGCTCGCTTCAAAAACAAGGCTGCATAAAATGACGAATGACGGCACTTCGATTGGACTTCTTGGCGTGGCTGCGTGGTTGGTCGGTGTCGTCTTTGTTGGCGCGGGCCAGTTGGGCACCTTCGATCCGCCTCCCGTAAAGGCGAGAGTTGAGACCACCGGCCCGCGATGCACCTCTGAATATCCCCGGGGATTGAACCCGAGGGCCCTCGTGAGGGTCACCAAGAAACTCAAAACCTGCACAGGCGGTGACCTTCAATCATCGTGGCGGGACTGCGTGTCTCGCTTCAACGTCTAGGCGCTCGACGACTAACGTCAGTGCCGCACTGAGTATTGCAACAAATCTAATATGGCTAAGACTACCGTTATCCTCCCCAAAGGCACCGCTGTCTTCCCGAAGCTGAATGAGATTGACGTCTATCAGCCTCTGACCCCGTCCGGTAAGAAGAATGGCCCTGAGAAGCGCCGCTACATCACCGGCGTGAAGTTCAGCGACGAAGACCATCGCAAGGTCGACGCTTACCTGAAGAAGCAGTTGAAGGCGAACAACCTTCCGGCAAACGCCAAGCTGCCGTGGAAGCAGGACAAGAAGGACGGCTCGTTCTCTCTCCAGATGACCTCTGGCGAAGACTATCCGCCTCCGTTCGTCGATGCTGCGGGCAACGAAGTCCCGCGCAACAAGGTGAAGATTGGCGGGGGCTCGATCATCAAGCCGGACGTCACCGTCAACGCCTACGATGGCTTTGGTGGAGGCATCAACCTCTACATCAATCAGGTCCAGATCATCGAACTCAAGACCCGCGTCTTGAACAAGTTCGAAGCCGAGGCGGGTGGTTACACCTACAACGGCGGCGATGCGGATGAAGACCGGTCGGAAGACCTCGACGACGCTGAGCCCGAGGCCCCCGAGGCCCCGGACAGCAACACGGACGACGACATTCCGTTCTGATAATGTCGAAGCCCGCACTCACCATCGAGCCTGAGTTTCGCTCAGGTCTCGAACGGGATGTCGCGGCCAAGCTCACTGCGGCCGGTGTACCTTTTGGTTTCGAAAGCCAACACATCAAGTACATCGTGCCGCAGCGTGAGGCCAAGTATCTCCCCGACTTCTCTTTCAACGGCGACGAGTATCCGAAGGATTGTCCGATCATCCTAGAGCCCAAGGGGCGCTTTGGTGGTGCGATCAATCCGAAGCTTCGCGTGTCTGTCAAAGACGCTGCAGTGAAAGAGCGACAGAAGTTCATCCTGCTCAAGGAACAGCATCCTGAGTTGGACATCCGCTTCATCTTCTCCCGAGCAAAGACGCCAATCTACAAGGGCTCTCCTACTTCCTACGGGAAATGGGCGACAGACCACGGCTTCAAGTGGTGCGAGAAGACCCCGCCGGATGAATGGATCGAAGAAATCAAAGCGTATCTGAAACCCAAAAAGAGAAAGTGACCTCATGTCTGAGACCCTGACCCTCGGCACTCCTAACCTTGCAAACGACCTCTCGCTGGCACCGCAGTGCCGGAAGATTTTGGCGCACCTTGAGAGCAAGAACGACAAGGGCGATTACCGCACGATCACCAACATGGAAAGCATGGGTGTCTATCACGTGCAGCGGCTCTCGGACGTGATCTTCAAGCTCCGCAACGCGGGTTATGCCATCAAGATGACGATGAAGACCGATGGCGTCGGTGGCCAGTACGCCTCCTATCAGTTGGTCCGCTGATGACCAGCACCCGCAAGATTGCCATCGTCGGCCTTTTGATCCTCCCTGTGGCCGCCTTGGTCTCAGGGGGATTAGAGGCTGCACTGTGGACCGCAGGCGTCTCGTGTCTAACCTACGGCTTCGGCAGCGGCCTCGTCGAAATCTGATGGACGTCGCATTCGCAAACACAGCGGCCATGGGTCTCCCGTGGCTGCTAGTCGCTGGGTGGGTGATCGTTGCGACCATCACCTACGCTGCTACGAGAGAATTCCTAGAAAGGCTACGAGATTGAGTTGCACTAAGGGGCCGTGCCCCTGCGGACAGTCTTCGGATGCGTTCGCTACATATGACGACGGAAGCGGAAGCTGGTGCTTTAGCTGCAATGATCCGACCCAGTTCGTCGCCGGGAGCCGATGGGCTCCTCAGGAAGAGAAGGTCGCCAAAGGCTTCTCGCCTATCGACACAGAAATCAAAGCGATCACCGCACGGGGCATCACCACCGATACCATGGCCAAGTGCGACTATCGCCTCGGCAAGCTCCGTGACGGCACACCAGTCCACGTCCAGCTAATCAAGGACGAGAGTGGCAAGCTGATCGACCAGAAGACCCGCACGCGCGACAAGCAGTTCAAATGGCTTGGCCAGAGCGTCTACAAGAACAACGGCGGCATCATTGGTGATTGGTCGTGGCCCGCGAAGGGCAAGACGGTCGTGATCACCGAGGGTGAGATTGACCGGATGTCAGTTTCGCAAGCTTTCGACAACAAGTATCCGACTGGCTCCCTGCCGAACGGCTCAGGCTCCGTGAAGAAGGCGCTGCTCGCGAGTTGGGAGAAGCTCCTGCGCTTCGACCATATCGTGCTGTGCTTCGACAACGACGAGCCGGGACAGAAGGCTCTCAAGGAAGCCTGCGAGCTTCTGCCGGTCGGCCGCGTCAAGATCATGGCCGTTCCAGGTAAGGACGCCAACGCGACCCTGCTGGAAGACGGCCCTGCACCGATCATCCGAGCCTACTGGGACGCAAAGCCCTTCAGGCCTGATGGCATCGTCGAGGGCAGCGAGTTCTCCCGTGAGCGCCTGAAGAAGGCCATGGCCAAGCGCAAGGGCCTCGACCTCCCATATCCCAAGCTCAACGGCATGTGGATGGGTCTGCGGCCTGCGGAAATCACCACGCTGTGCGCAGGCTCAGGCATTGGCAAGTCAACGCTGGCCCGCGCCATCGCTTACCACATGCGTGTGGCGCACGGTTCGAAGATCGGCAACATCTATCTTGAGGAAGACAACGACACGTCGGTCGCAGCCTACTGCGCCTTGCATGCTGGTGTGCCCCTCAAGAGCCTCATAGCGAACCCTGCGAACATCAGTGACGACCAGTGGGACGCAGCGCTCGCTGCAGTAATCCACGACAAGATGATGTTCTACGACCACTTCGGCTCGCTGCAGAGCGACCGGCTGCTGACCATGATGCGTTACATGGCGGCGAGTGGCTGTCAGTTCATTGTGCTCGATCACATATCTATCGTGGTCTCAGGCCTTGAGACGATGGACGAGCGTAAGGACATCGACGTCCTGATGACCAAGCTGGCATCCTTCGTGAAGGAAACGGGTGTTGGCGTCATCGCCATCGTGCACCTGAAGCGCTCGAACGGCAAAGACTTCAACGGCGGCGATCAGATCAGCCTCAATGACCTACGGGGCTCCGCGTCATTGGAGCAGCTTTCGTTCAACGTGCTGGCCCTCGAACGCGACCAGCAGGACGAGGAAGAGAAGCTCTACGCGCAGATACGCTCACTGAAGTGCCGCATCACCGGAGAGACTGGTGAGGCCGACCTGATCAAGTGGAACATCGCGAAGGGCTGCTACGAG